GAGTGAGTTATGTTTTATATAGAGGGTTGAGAGAGATGGATGATTCTGCTAGTCTTGAAAACTAGATGTCGCGTAAATCCGGGGCACATGGGTTCGAATCCCATACCCTCTTCAAAATGGGCGATTGTCTGAATGGCTTAGGTGGCCGCCTGCAAAGCGGTTTATATAGGTTCGAGTCCTGTATCGCCCTCAAATAAAAGCAAAGAGTAGGCCCCTACTAGGGATATGGGCAGCTGAACTTAAACCTTTGTGAGTAACCTAAGTATACAAGGTATCCCTACCATGGAGAGTAAAGCAACCGGGGTGTTGTCACTGCCTGCTAAGCATGTGGTTCGGTAAAACGGATTTGTTTCGATTACAATGCTCTCCGCAATAAATGCTCCGATGGTGGAATTGGTAGACACGCAGGACTTAAAATTCTGTCCCCGCAAGGGGGGTGCAAGTTCGATTCTGACCGAGGGTACTAATAGTTCTATGGTGTAATGGATTAGCACCAACGCCTTCTAAGCGTTTAGTATAGGTTCGAATCCTATTAGAACTACAAAAATAAAAATGTACCACGATGCTTCCCGTAAGAACAGCACAATTTTCAGTGGTGATTTCTCCACGCAAACGAATAGCCCAAGGCATAAGTTATGGTGGATTACCAAACCTCTCCTTAATGGACGCATTAAGTGAAGTTTGGGACTTAGTCAGGTGGTGTAATGGTAACACTCGGAGAGGTAGTCGCTAAAACGTTAAGGTTGACCCAAACTGAAATACAGGTTCGAATCCTGTCCTGACTACTAAACAATGGAAAACATGGAATTTGATAAATTAAAAAAAGGAGATTATGTTAAATGGGTCGCCAACAGAACAATTGGTGGTGTAACATATAAAAGTTGGGACACTTTCGGGAAAATAATTTCAAAGGATAAAGAAAAAATTACTGTTATGACTTATGATGATTTTAAAAAGACAGACCTATCAAAAAGTGGTGATGCTGTAAGAGAAGAAATTTCATTAGCCACTAAATGGAATGTTTCAGTAATAAAACGATTATTAGGATGCGTTAGGGAAATTTTTTAAATTAAATAAATGACAGGTTCGAATCCTGTCCTGACTACAAACTTAAAACCGATCCGGGTTCGTGAACAAGGGAGGCCTGCGACTTGAAATAAAGACAAATCACGTTAAATCTCCCCACGTAAGGTGGTATCGGTGACCTTACAAACTGCTTCCTTAGTTCAATGGATCAGAACACTCGGCTACGAACCGGGAGATAGGAGTTCGAATCTCTTAGGAAGTGCAAACACGGTGTTTATGTTGTTAATGGTTAGCATACAAGATTGTGATTCTTGAGGTAGCAGTTCGAATCTGCTTAAACACACTAATATAATATTTATATATAAATAGGAGGTTATTATGAATCTACAATTTAAGTCTTTAGGTAATCATCAAGTAATTGGTGATGTTTTCGGTTATATTCAAAATTTACTTAATGAAAAGCCAGAAACTAAATTATATGTAGGAACGGATTCTCAAAACTCCCGCAGAATGACAACGTATGCAACTGTAATTGTTTTACATATAAATGAAAATGATAATGGTAAAGGTGCTCATGTATTATACAGTAAAGATATTTTACCTAAAATGAAAGATCGCTTCTCAAGGTTATGGGGCGAAGTAGAACGTTCTGTTGAAGTATCTAATATGCTTAGAGACGGCGGTCTAACTATTAAAAATATTGACTTAGATTTTAACGAAGACCCTAAATATAATTCAAATACCGTATTACGTTCAGCTGTTGGTTATGTTGAAGCATCTGGGTTTAAAGCAAGATGGAAACCTCATAATGCGTTTAGTGTTAGAGTAGCAGATCAAATTTGTAAATAGTATGATAGTAAAAAGTGAATTTTATTTATATATTTATCGTTTTTTTAAACCGCTTCAAGATTTAATAAATGTTCCATTTATGATTGGCGGTGGTGCAGTAAGTGATTTAATTGCATTTGGGTTTATTCAAAAAGACTATGATATATTTTTTCGTTCCTTTGAAGATTTAATGGTTTTTGAAGCACGCATAAAAGAATTGGGCTTTAAATTAGTATCAGAAACAAATTTTGGGCGACAATATAGCTTTTTAAATTTAAATTTAGATCTTATAACTTGGCACGTAAAAACGCCTGAACAGTTTATTAGTTTATTTGATTTTACAGTTAATTCAATTATGTTAGATGGTAATGATTTATATCATGCAGAAACATTAATTGAAGATTGTTTATATAAAAGATTAATACCTGTGCGAAATTTAAATGATCAATATGTATATCGTATTAAACGGTATAAAGAAAAAGGATATAATATTAATATTCACCCAGCTTTAAATGAAATTTCATTTAATAATATTACAGATATGCCTATTTCACCCGTATCTTTTGTAAAAGTAGATTTAAGTTATTATTCATAATTTAAAAAAATATTTTTTTTTCTTGTTTTTTTGATTTGTTTTTTATATCTTTAAGTATGTTAAATATATTGTATTTCTCTGCACCATGGTGTGGCCCATGTAAAGCACTTAAACCTGCTATTGATAAATTAGAATTGGAACTAGACCCAGAGTTAGTCCAAATTAGTAGAATTAATATTGATGAAAATAAAATCGAAGCAGCTGCTTACGATATTTTATCAGTACCTACATTAATTTTTTTAAAAGATGATATTATGGTAAATTCTATTATTGGAATTAAACCTATTAGCGACATTAAAAAAATTATTGACCAATGGAAGTAACATTAATTAATAAAGAAGATATCCAAACTAGGGTAAATACTTTAGCAAATGAAATTAATAAAGATTATAAAAATCGTAACGATCTTGTATTTGTGTGTGTATTACGCGGTTCTTTTATATTCTTCTCTGATTTAGTACGTGAATTAAATTTAGACATAGAAGTTGAATTTATTCAAGTATCTAGTTATGAAAATGGCAGCGAAAACCAAGGGCTAACTATTAAATCTTCTTTAAGCAGTAATATTGAAAATAAATCAGTATTTATTGTTGATGATATTATTGACTCCGGAAATACATTAAAAGAATTATCTAAAATTTATAAAAATCACGGAGCATCGGAAATTAAAACAGTTGCTTTAATTTGCAGACCTTCTAGTAAACATTTAGTTGATTATTATGGATTTGAAATAGGTAATGAATGGATTTTTGGATATGGTATGGATTTAAACGGTAGAAAACGTTCGATTAGTGAAATTAAATATATAGAAACAAACATTGATTAATATGGAACAAGAAAGATTAAAAAAAATTATTTTGGAAATTTATACGGGCCAAGTTAATATGCAAGATGCTGTTGATTTAGTTTGTGAATATATGATTAAAACAAAAGGATTTGTTAACCAACCTTTATTACAACACATAACTAATCAAATGGACCCATTTGCTATGCAAATGTTTCAAACAGCTGTTGAAGTATCTAAAAAATATTTTGAAGCTACGACAGTATCAATTACAAGAGTAATGCATGCTGATGGTAAATTTATATATGCGTTTTAATAATGATTGGGTATCATGTTTTTTATCAAAAAACAGAAGAAATTAATTTTGTAGAAATTTCCTCTCAATTTGCTTCAATTTTATTTTGGAAAAAGCATTTTGGTCCTATGCGATTATACTGTAATAGTAAATTTCTAAAAACTATATCTTTTTATAAGTTAGATACATTATATGACGAAATAAATATAGATGTATTAGATAATATAGCATACAATAAAAAAACTTTAGAAAAATATTGGAGCGTTGCTAAAATATATGCTGCAAATGATATTTCTAAAAAAGAAACTACATATTGTATTTTAGATACCGACCTTTGGATTACTAATAAAATTAATTGGGATATATCTAACGATTTTGTTGGATTTCATTTTGAGACATTTAATTTAGATGATAAAAATAATCCGTATCTTGAACCTTCATATTTTATAAATGATTATGTTCCAAATGAATGGGATGTATTACCAATCAACTGTGCTTTTATGTATATTAATAATAAGCAATTAATATTTGATTGGTTTGAATACATGAATAATGTAATTTTATTAAATAAAAAATCATTAATAAATAAAAAACGCAAAAAAGATGCGCATACATTATTTATCGAACAACGTGTAATTACTTATCTTTGTAAAAAATTAAATTTAAAATATACGTCGTTAATAAATAACAAGTATCATTCAGGCTCAGGGCTTACCTTAAATAATATAAGTGTATGGGAACCAGAGCTTGATTTTACTCTTGAGCCGCATAAATTTATTAAGCATATATGGGGTCTAAAAAGGTTTTATAGTGTGTTAAATAAAAAAATACTAACTGAAATTTATGATGATATCCATAATGAATTTGGGTTTTTAGAAATGGAATTTGAACAGCTATATAAAGAAAGATTAAAAATATACTATATAGAATACTAAGAAATTACCAAATTAAATATATAATATATTTTTTTATTTAAAATGTATCCCTTATATTTATTAAAAGCACTAAAGTGATGATAAAAACAATTAGCGTTGAATTAGAAATGAGCGATATTATAGAATATATTGAAAATTATACGTCCAATAAAGACGTTGAAATTCTTAAAAATCTATTAAATAATTCGCCCTCTAATACAATATCTCCTATTAAACATACTCAGTTATATGAAGATTTAATGATTGCAGTTGAATCTGCCGTTAACCGAAGTATTGACATTAAAAACTTAACTAACTATATTAACAACTTAAAATGAAATTAGAAACAGCAAAAAAGCGAGTAAAGAAATATTATCCGCTAGCTCAAATATATAATGAATTAGGATTATATTATATTGGAATTAATGACGATTTAACAGACTCAATTATTAATTTATTTGACGAATATTTTATAGAATCAGTTTCTTCAGAGGAAGAAGCTTGGAATAAAGCTCTTTTATGTTGTAAAACAACTCAAAATTTTAATAGAACTCATCCTGATAAGATTTCAGAGCTAAATGAATCTAAGATGAATCGATTAAAAATACGTGCAGAAAAAATACACACTACTAGATTTAAAAACAAATCCAAGATATTTATTAATGATTAATATTAATATATATGTTAGATTTATCATCTGTATTTTCTTTATTTGATATAAAACAACATGTATCAGATACTCCGTATCCTGTTGGAGAAAAATATGAAATTTTAGAAAGATTATATGATATTGAATCTAAATTAGAAAATAGTAATATAATAGATAATACAATATATCTTACATTTATTGATACAACTATTTTTTATATTAAAGATTTAGATAAATCGCTGTCCGAGGAACTTAAAATTAAATTAAACACCATTATTAAGCATTTAAAATGAACACGAATTACGTATACAATAATATTAAGTTATCGCATGACGATTTTATCTTTTATAAAGGCCTTCCCACAAAAGAAAAAATATTATTTTTATATGATATTTGTTTAGATGTTGAAGAATCAAATGAAAATTCTGACCTAGATAATGATGAAAATATATCATTAAATGAACAAATAGATTTTATAATTAAAGAATCTAAAAATGAAAATTATGTCCATGTTTTAATATTAGAAGAATTAATTGTATTTTCAGGAAATTTAGAATCATCTGTAACAGAAACAAAAAGACTTTTTTATGCCGATGGGTTTATTTTTTTAAGATCTAAAAATGTTGATATAGATTCAATTGAAAATTTTAAAAAATTAAAAGATTGCTTTAAAATTATCGAAGTTCATGAATTACTTTCATTTTCCTCACCAATCAGTTTAAATTAAAAAAAGAGCCCGTTAGGGCTTTTTTCATCTTTATATAAAAAAAATTAGGATATTTGATTTGTTTTTCATATCTTTATGTATGATAAATGAATTAGGATATGCCTGCATCAATGCAACGCTACAAAAACAAAAGATTTTTACTAATCGAGGTATGAAACAAGCCACTTTTAAATCTAAAGGGCTTGAATATGTATCAGAATTAGCTTTAAAAAATGTAATAGATTTAGAAAAAATCATACATTGGAATGAATTAAATAATATTCGGTTTTTCCGAATTAGTAGCGATTTATTTCCTTGGTATTCGCACTACAACATCGAGCAGCTTAATAACCACACAGAAATCCTTGAAATATTAAATAGGATAGGTATATATGCTAAGGCTCATAATCACCGATTAGGCGCTCATCCAGGGCCGTTTAATTTATTAGCATCCCCTAATGAAGAAGTAGTAAAAAAGACTCTTATTGAGCTTGAAAACCACTCCAAAATATTTGATATGTTAGGGCTATCCGAAACGCCATTTAATAAAATTAATATTCATATCGGCGCTACATACAATAACAAAGAATTAGCAGCAAAAACATGGGTAACGAATGTTAAACGATTATCTCCGGCTTGTAAGTCTAGATTAACTGTTGAAAATGATGACAAAGCTTCAATGTGGTCAGTTCGAGAATTGTATGAAATGGTTTATAAAGAATGTGGTGTTCCTATTGTATTTGATTATCATCATCATTCCTTTTGCACAGGGGATTTATCAGAATACGAAGCTTTATCATTAGCCATTAAAACTTGGCCCGCAGGAATTATACCAGCAACGCACTATTCAGAAAGTAAAGCAGAACATTTAAATGACCCTACTATAAAAAGACAAGCCCATAGTGAATTAGTTAATGGGCCGATAAATTCATATGATCATATAATAGATGTGATGCTAGAATGTAAGTGTAAAGAAGTAGGTTTATTGAACTACAGGAAAAATATTCAGTAAAACATTAGGAAATATGATAAATATCTTTTATAATAATGATAGGGAACCATATAAAGGTGGGTCTATATTAATTATTAAATAATAATAATATTATAATATATATAATTATAAATAAATAAAGTCATGAGATACAAAGAACAAACATTAACAAAACTAGAAGCACTAAACAATTTTTTGTATTCTATTATTAAAGGATTAGACACTCAAACGTTAACTGCGCCGCAAGTAGCTGGATTATTAGAAGAATCTAGAAAAAGGGTAGATGTGATTATCGCAGCAGTAGAGATAGAATCAAATCCTTAGGTATTTATACGTTTTTACGATCGTATATGAACAGAAACTAATAATCAATAATAAGAGTCATCTATTATCTGAGAATTGATTTAAAGGCCTTTAAAACATCTAAATCTTCATTATTAATTTAATGGAGATTTATTTGTGTATATGGAAAAATTATATTATATTGATATATGAGATTAAAAAATAAAAATAAAAATATATACGGTGAACCTAAGGTAACTGAATCTATATCTAATGAAAATTCCTCAGAAACAGTATACCTTGAAGGTGATTATGATATAAATACACCAGAATATTTATTTAAACAAATAGAATATGGTATTAATTTTGATAATGAAGTTATTTATTTACATGGCCAGATAAAGTCTTGTGAAACATTATACAATATAATGCAGGCTGTTAATTTATTTACAAAGTATCGTACACCTGAAGATATCAATAATCCAATTACTATTTCTTTAAATTCAGAAGGAGGAGATATTTTTGAAATGTATGGAATTATAGATTATTTTAATTCTCTATCATTTAAAGTTAATATAGTTTGCAGAGGTCAAGCATGTTCAGCAGCTGCTTGGATTTTAGCAATGGGCACTGGTATACGTGCTATGAGTAAATATTCAACGTTAATGCTTCATGAAGGATTTTATTCTATGGAAGATAAATTTCATAGTATGAAATCATCAATGAACTATTTTAATCATTTAGAAACTGTAGGTATTGAAATGTTAAAAACAAAAACAGGTATAGATGCAGAATTTTGGAAAGAAAATTGTAAAGTAGATTGGTACTTAACAGCAGAAGAAGCATTAAAATTAAAATTAATAGATAAAATAATATAGTTATGAATTTAACAGAAGAACAATTATTAGATAATTGGAATACATTTATTTCGATTATTGATACGTATATAACTGAGCCTAGAAAAACTAGCTTAATAAATATGTATACAGAATTTCAAGATGATTTAATATTAGCCCCGGCTGCAGGTAATGAAAATTATCATAACTGCTTCCCAGGTGGTTATATTGATCATGTTATTAGAGTAGTTAATTGCTCTAAAGAATTATATCAACTATGGGATAAATTAGGAGCAGAAATTTCTAACTTTACATTAGAAGAATTAATATTTTCAGCTATCAATCATGACCTAGGAAAGGCAGGGCAACCTAATATGCCATATTATGTACCTAATCCATCAGAATGGCATCGTAAAAATCAAGGAGCGTTATATGAACTTAATACAAAGTTGCATTATATGAAAGTTCCAGATAGAAGTTTATATACATTACAAAAATATGGTATTGAAGTATCAGAATCTGAGTATTTAGCAATTAAACTTCATGATGGTATGTATTCAGATGCTAATAAAGGTTATTTTATGGCCTTTAAACCTGAATTTGGATTAAAAAGTAATCTTACATTTATTTTGCATCATGCAGATCATTTAGCTTCTAGAATAGAACATGATAATAAAACTAAAGAATCAGGTAATCACCCTACTACATTAGTTAAGGCATCAAAACCTACAGTTACAACAGTATTGGAAGCAGGCAATACATCAGTGGATGATTTATTTAAAGACTTTTTTAAGAAATAATTATGGGATACATTTTATTAAGTTTGTTACTTTTATTTACGGTATTAATTATTTTTAATTTAATACAAAAACAAGAAAGATACGAAGAAATTTTAGCAGAGAAAACAGATGAACTAAATTCAGTTATTATACATTATTCATCGGTGCTACAAAAAATTAGAGAAATTGATAATAATGAAATATTTGAAAAAGACGATGATGTAGGTTCGACGTTTCAAATGTTAAAAAATGCGATAGAAGAAGGTAATGAATACTTAATTAAATATTATAATGACGACATTGGAAGTAGTAGAAATAGATAAAAAACAATACTTTACTCAAGCAACTGAAGATGCTATTGTAAGATATATAAATAGTGAAGATTTTATAGAAAAAAGTAAAATATATAACTCGGAAATTAAAAAGCCATTTGAAAAAATAGTAGAGAATTGGATTTTTAAATTACAAGCTTGGAAGTATACAGATTCATATACAGATTTATCAAATGATACAATTACGTTTTTATGTGAAAGATTAAGTAAATATATTCATTCAAATGGAAAAGCATTTTCTTATTTTTCAGTAATAGCTCGTAATTATTTAATTTTGTTTATAAAGAAAAGCTATAAAAAATTAAAAAGTAATGTAGATGTAGATTATATAGATAATGAAAGAAATTTAATGAATGAAATATCTCATTCTTCTTTCGTTGAAGATACATACGATTTTATAGAAGATTTTATAAAATATTCGGATGATAATTTACCTATATTATTTAATTCGCCTAAGGAAATGTTAATAGCCGATTCGGTTTTAGAATTATTTCGAGTGCGTGATAATATTGAAAATTTTAATAAAAAAGCTTTATATATTTTAATAAGAGAGCGCACAGGATTAAAAACTCAAATTATTACAAAAACAGTAAATGATTTTAAATTGATATATGAACTATTATATAAAAATTATAAAATATATAATTCGATAAAAATAAGCCCTTATAAATTGCTAGAATTAATTCGGATTCAAAAGATTAAGGCAAAGAGATAATTATTTTAAAATATAATTATGGCGAATATCAATGATTCTGTATACGGTAAAACTTCATTAGCAGATGTATTTAAAGAAATACATGTTAATCAAAAAGAAAAAAACAGACAAATCGATAACTTAATTCAGCAATTATCTCCTTTAGTTAAATCAATTAATGATGCTTCAGTAATAGTACCATTAATAAAAGAATATTTAGATGTTGGCGTAAAGAACGACGAGCAGTTAATAAAAATGACAGCCGTCGTTCAACGACTGTTATCATCAGATTCTAAAGCTAAAGCAGAAGCAGGTATAAATGAGTGGTCATTATCACCGGAAGAAATTAAACAAATACAAACAGATTTAAAAGGTATCAATCAAATAAATAAAGATATCGAAGATTCATTAACTAAACCAATTAAATAATGTTAGAATCAGCTGAAGTAATTGAAGTATTTTTACAAGATAATATTCAAAATTATTATACCGTTCGATTTAAATTTTTAAATAGTCCCGGAAGTAACGAGCAAAATACTAATACTGCAATACCTTTAAATGCTCATATTAAAACTATTCCAGTTCCTGGAGAAATAATATTAATAGTAACGGCAGCTTCTTCATTCGCAGGAAATTTTAGGTTAAATGACGGCACTTTTTATTATTTAAGTACAGTAAATGTTCAATCAAATATTAACTATAATGGAGTCCCTACATCGGCTACAGTTCCAGGTTCTAATGTTACTAGTTATCAAAATGCTTCTTTTGGAGTTACTAGCTCTCCTAATCAATCTCAACCTTCAAGAAATAAAAAAACATTTGAAATTGTTAATAATATTAATCCGTTACAGTTATTCGAAGGTGATGTAGCAATAGAAGGGCGCGGAGGTAATTCTATTAGATTAAGCTCTACAATTAAAAATACAAATACTATTTCAAAACAACCTACTTGGTTATCGGGTAGTCCTGGAGATCCGATATTGATTATTTCTAATACGAAAAAAAATATATCACCTATAGGATTTAGAATTGAAGATATTAATAAAGATGATTCTTCTATTTATCTAACCTCTACACAAAAAATACCAATTAAATTAGCAGGCCCGTTAACAATATCAAATTTAAAATTAAACCCTATATCTAGCAATTTATCTGGAAAGCAAATAATAATGAATTCCGATCGAATTATTTTAAATGCAAAAACAAACGAAATATATTTGTCTTCGAACAAAGGAGTGTCTGTAACAAGTAAAGGTGATATTGTTATAGAAGGATCAAAAGATATTACATTTAATGCGGCTAAAGTTAATTTAACATCAACAGCTTTATATTCTGCAGTTAATGGAGAATTATTAGAAACAATTTTAAATGCAATTGTGACGGCTATAAGTACTATTACGCCAGCTACTCCCGGAGCGCCTGCAGCTGAGACGGTTCGTTCTTTAATAGCATCCATACCTTTTAAATCTACAAAAGTAAAACTTTAAAAAAATACGTATCTTTTATTGACTTAGATAATTATATTAAAGAGTCAATATGAATACTGAAAAATTTTTAAATCAAATACGACAAATAATTAGAGAAGAAGTTCGAACTGCAGTTGAGTTTGAATTTAATATACTTTTAGAAAGTTTAGATAAAGTATCAAACCGTTCAAATAAAATAGTTTCTGAGCAAAGAGCAGTTACTGGCGAGCCTAAAAAATTTACTCCTAAAAAATCTAATATACCATATTCATCTAATCCTATTATTAATAATATTTTAAATGAAACTGCTAGTTCAGGATTTTCAACTAAAGATTTCCAATCATTATTAGAAGAAGAATATAATCCTGGTCAATCAAATCAAGATGAGTTTAATGATTGGCCGACTATGAAAAATATATCTAACTTAGGAATGTCTTCTATGCCAGCAGCTTCGATGATTCCAAAAACAGATATAGATGGTCGTCCAGTTCAAGAAGTAGCCCCTGAAGTAGAGAAAGCTTTAACAAGGGATTATTCTTCTTTAATGAAGGCGATTAATAAGAAAAAAGGAAAATAATTAATGGCTAGGATATTAAAACAAATACTTGTAATTGACACTGAAAAAGATGTCGCGGTGGGTATTAAACTTCCATTTAATAACCCTACTAAAGGTTTGTTTGATTTATCTTATAGCACTGAAGAACAAGCAATATCTAATCTTAAAAATTTACTTTTAACTAGTAAAGGCGAGCGATTATATTTACCTAATTTCGGGACTGGAATTATAGATTTATTGTTTAATCCAAATACTCCGGAGATAGTAGAAAGTTTATCAGATGAAATTTCAACCGCAATTTCTTTTTGGATGCCATATATTATAATAAACAATATCGATGTGCAAAATAAAATTAATTCATTAGGAAATAATGCAGAGCATGGTATATCTATATCAATTAATTTTAATGTAACAAATAGAGGCGCTAATCAAACAATCGTTTTAGATATTAATCAAAATGGAGCAATTACTGTACAATAATGTTAGATAATAATTTAAAGAAAGATATAAAATATATCAATAAAGATTTTAGTAGTTTTAGACAATCCTTAATAGAATTTGCTAAAAGTTACTTCCCTAATACATATAATGATTTTAATGAAACGTCACCAGGTATGATGTTTATTGAAATGGCATCGTATGTAGGGGATGTATTATCATACTATACAGATAATCAATTAAAAGAAAGTTTATTATCTTTTTCTCAAGAACGTTCTAATTTATTACAATTAGCACAAGAAAGAGGCTATAAACCAAAAAATACAGTACCAGCGACGGTAGAATTAGATGTATTTCAATTATTACCAGCAATAAAATCAGGGTCAGTATTTTTGCCAGATTGGAATTATTCATTATCAATTAACCCTGAGTTAATTGTTAGATCAACAAATTCAAATGTACAATTTAGAACGATTAAACCGGTTATATTTACCTCTCAATCAATATCTTTAAAAGGCGGCGATTCTTTATCAGTATATCAAGTAGATAATAACAACAATCCAATATATTATTTACTTAAAAATACTGCAAAGGCTGTTGCAGGTACAATACAAACAGCTACTTTTTCGTTTGGATCTCCTAAAAGATATGATAAGATTATTTTAAATGAAACAAACATTATAGAAATTTTAGATATAGTTGATTCAGACGGAAATATTTGGTATGAAGTGCCTTATTTAGCTCAAGATACTATATTTGATTCTATAAAAAATGACCAATATTCTAACGTAAACTATACGGGGTCTCAAGGTATATCTCCATACTTATTAAAGTTAAAGAAAGTATCTAGAAGATTTGAAACAAGAGTAAATGCTGATAACACTATAACAATACAATTTGGAGCTGGCGTATCAACATCCGCTGATGAAGAATTAATACCAAACCCAGATTTAGTAGGTAGCTCGTTATATTCACCTAATTTTGATTATTCTATCGACCCTAGTAATTTTTTATATTCTAAAACTTATGGATTAGCACCTGCCAATACCACATTAACCATTAGATATACAACCGGTGGCGGGATAGAATCAAACGTTCAAGCAGATACATTAACTAGTATATCATCTATTGTATTTGATAGTGACGGCACAGGATTAAATCAATCATTATATTCTAGAATACAAAATTCAGTAGCAGTAAATAATAGTTTACCAGCAGTGGGAGGTAAAAGTTTAGAAAGTATTGATGAAATACGATATAATGCAATTGCTAATTTTGCATCACAAAATAGAGCAGTTACAGTAGAAGATTATATAATACGTACATATTCTATGCCTAGTAGATTTGGGTCTGTTTCAAAAGCGTATATTACACAAGCAAAAGATTTTGTAACGGGTGCAGATGTTGTTAGTTCAAATCAATTAGCTATGGATTTATATGTTTTAGGGTATGATTTAAATAAAAATTTAACTCCTATAAATTCTATAGTCAAATCTAATTTAGCGACTTATTTAGAACAATATCGAATGATTACCGATGCTATTAATATTAAAGATGGATATATAGTTAATATAGGTATTGAATTTAATATTATAACATTGCCAGGTTCTAACAGTAATGAAGTTTTATTAAGATGTATTGCAAAATTAAAAGATATATTTGATATTAATAAATGGCAATTAAATCAGCCCATTATAATATCTAAACTTTATGCAGAACTAGATAATATAGAAGGAGTACAAACAGTATCAGATATTTTAATAACTAATTTAGCTGGCAGCGATATTGGATATTCTAATAATCGATATGATATAAATAAAGCCACAAAAAATGGAGTGATATTTCCTAGTTTAGATCCTTGCATTTTTGAAGTTAAATATCCAAATAAAGACATTAAAGGTAAAGTAAGTAATTAATTATGATATATCATTTATATTCAAATCAAGACGCTACAATATACGAAAAAGAACCTACTTTAAATTCAGGTTTAGATGAAATACTAGAATTAGAAAAAAACATAATTGGGTCTACTACAGTAAATGTATCTAGGATTTTAATTAATTTTAATGTTAGTAATTCTATAAACTTATTAAGAGCAGATAACTTTATTCCTACAAGCAGCATTCAATCTACATTAAGATTATATAGTTTAGAAGCAATCAATTCACCAGTAAATTATACTGTAGATTGTTATGCTTTAGCTCAAGATTGGTCACGAGGTACTGGAAAATTTAGTTATACTCCGTTTTTAACAGACGGCGTTTCTTGGAAATATACTACCGCAGCTACATCATCTGTATGGAATACACAATCACCTCCCTCAGGGACTGCATATTTATATTCTTCTGTCGATGGAGGCGGTTTATGGTATACAGCTTCAGCAGCAACTCAACTATTTGAATATTCTCCAGTAAAACAAGATATTAATATTAATGTATCAAATATTGTAAATCGATGGATATCAGGTTCTTTACCTGAATACGGATTTATACTTAAAATTTCTGGTTCATTAGAAGAAGATACTCAACCATATGGGCCTATACAATTTTTTAGTAACGAATCAAATACAATTTATGTACCTAGATTAGAATTAGGATGGGATGATTCAGTATTTACTACAGGTTCATTACAACCAATTTCTACAGACAAATATTCGATTATATCTAAAAACATTAATAAAAAATACGATCAAGAATCGATAGATAAAATAAGTATTGTAGCTAGACCTTTATTCCCGGTAAGAACATTTTCTACAGGAAGTGCTTATAACATTATACAATATCTTCCTATAACAACATATTATGCAGTTGAAGATTTTTATACAGGAGAAGTATTAGTGCCGTTTGGCAATTTTACAAAAGTAAGTTGTAATTCAACTGGTAATTATTTTTTATTTAATTTTAACATTCTTCAAAAAAATAGATATTATAGATTTGTGTATAAAGTATTAAATAATAATACAATTAAATATTTTAAATCAGATGAAGTTTTTAATGTAATTTAATATGGAAAGAAATAGTTTAGGTCAAGTTATTGTTAATGAAAGCGGGTCATTAACAATCTCTATTTTATGTAGAGAAACTACTATACCGATTTCAGTATATAATCGATTTTTATTAGATAATAAAGAATTTACGGAATTAGTACCGACAATTGATAAAGATGCTTTAATAAGAGAATTGACCAATCAAGTTGATACTTTAAATAATTCTGTAAATAGTTTAACTACAGATATAAAGGGAGGATTTTTAGTATCAGTAACTGAAAGTCAATTTGCATACCCAGTTGTTAAGTCATCGGCTAAAATATATAACGGCCAGCAAGTATATGAAAATATAGGATTTAATAATGATAGCACGACTCCAAATTTTAACAGCAGGCAATCTAATGGTTTAAAGTTTTGGAGTATACCTAATAAAGTCGCTACGATTTACCAAGACGCTAATTCTGCAGGTATATATACTATGAAAGCTAATATTAAGTATAGAATCAAACATATAGGTACTGCAAATATTGATAACATTACAAGTTTTAGATTAAGATTGCAATTTTTTCTAAATGGCACGACTGGCGTAGGCCCAATAGCTGATACTAGCTTTAGACCATTAACTAAAACATTTTATGCCCCGGGAGAAGTATCTGAAGAATTTTCAATTTCAGTAGAACATACAGGCGGCTTAGGAGAACTTAGAACAGATGTATTATATTTACCTGTTAGAACTTTTGCAGTAAATCGATTTAATACAGATATTGCTAATAATAACTTTTTATTAGAAATATTACCAAGTTCTACATTCTCTTTATTACCTCAATAATTATATTAAATGCTAATAGATACTTTACTTCAAACAAATCAACCTGTATATGATACCGGGTTTAATAATACTGATATTCAAATTATCGGTAAAGTAAATACTGCGACGCCAGTAGTAAATAGAAGTATGTTTGAGTTAAATATATATTCATTTAATGGTATTTTAATTAACAGTATTGTTGAAAGAAATGCCGTTTTATTTACAATAAGCGGTTCGAATAAATTTTTAAATATTAATAGTTTTAATAAATATTTTAATGATTTAAATATAAACTCAGGAAAATATTATTATACCGTTAATTCATTTAACCCTATAATTGGTAATACTCCTAAAAATTTATTTATACAAGAAATTTCTCCAAGCAGAACAGAAGTACGATTAGGTAGAATTGTTAATTTAACAACATTGTCCCCTAATACAAGCGATATTAATAATGTAACTACAGAATTTGTAGGCGATCTTGGTATAGGAGGTATACAATCAGGTGATCCGGGTGCTGCAGGGTCTAACCCACAAACACCCGTTGTTACATTAACAGATTTTCAAAAAATACTTACTAAGGATAATAGTTTAAAAAACATTTATTTAAATTTAGGTCAGGACAGATTTTATAGAATTATAAATATAGAATTAGGCGACTCGCCTGCATTTGAAATATTAGTTAAATTGTATGAACCATTACCTATTGATATTAATGAAAGTGATTTTTGTGAATTATCTGATGTAGTATTTAGATATGGAGATATTGCAGATTACATTCAAAATGTAGAAATATTAGACCCTACTAAAGAAATACAAGGTCCGAATTTTGAAATTGATGTTGACATTTATAAAGGTAGCGTAACTGGATTTCAAACTTGGAATGATTTATTAGATATAAATTTATCTACTTCGCAACAAATTATTGATTCTTATTTTGGCCAAGCATTAACTGGTATTAAATTAAATATTGATTACAGTAAACCAGAAGAATTTATATTTTATAGTTCTGCAGAAGAACGATTTAATAATTTTTATTATAAAATACAATTAATTGAAGATTATAACAGTCAATTAAGTACTCTTAATGATATTAACCAATCTATTAAATCTGCAAATATTATTGATGTTGTCAAAAAGCGTAGTAAAATAATAACGGGATTTGATGATTTTGAAAAATATTTATATTTCGGAGAACCTAACGGAAATTTATATACATTTTATACTGGTAGCATATCTACCTGGCCAAAAACAACTTCTGGCAGTTTAAATTGGTTAGAGTCATACAATTATTGGGTAGATAGCTATTCTACAGGTTCATTAAATACGAACATAGGATATAATTTAGAAAGTATAAACTCTGCTGTAGTAAACACGTATGCAGAAAATACAATTGCAATTTTACGAGAATATGATAAAAACAATATCAATTCTTTATTAAAAACAATACCTTCGAGCTTCTTTTTAGATGATGCTAATTCTGAATACTTTGTATTTATTAATATGATTGGCCATCATTTTGATATTATTTATACATACATAAATCATTTAACGTCTATACATTCTAGAGAACAACATCCTTTAGATGGTATCAGTAAAGAACTATTAACTTCGGTTGCTGATTCTTTTGGATGGAAATTAACAAATTCTAAAAAGAAAGATAATTTATGGAGGTATATAACGGGATTAGATTCAGATGGTAATTATTTACAATCTGGAAGTTTAACACCTACAATAACTACAGAACAATATACATTAGAAATTTGGAATCGAATTGTTAATCTC